CTTTGAGGAACGACATGTTCTCGCTGATGGGGTCACGCGGAGTCTGGTCATCTTCGATGGGCACCAACTTCTCTGCATTCTTTATCCCTAGGACCTCAATCATCTGACGATGCAACTGCGGCAGGTCATAAATCTGCGGAGCGCCCTGCGACAACTGGATGACCGCCTGATACTGCATGATGCGCTGAGCCATCGTGCTGCTGTTGGGGTCGCTGACCGGGATGACCTCAACTATGTCGTAGTCCGCTTGCTTGACCGTGCGGTCACCACCCACCGGCTCATAGTCATAGTCCTCCGGCATGTTGTCGCGGATGATGTTCTTGAGCAGCTTGAACTCCTGCTTCATGGAGTTGTGCACGCGGGCTTGGACAGCCCCCATGATTTTGAGCTGCCGCTCAAGCAGTGCCAACGTGGTGCCCACAGGAGACTGGGCACTCATGTCGCTGACCTTCATGTCCGCGATGGACCCCAAGCGCCGACCTTCCTCGGTAATCTGATTAAGCAGTGCCAACAACACCTGACTCGGCTCCTTGTACGGGAGCGTCATGATGTTGTCCTTGATGGCCCCGCTCGGGAGATCGACATCCCGGAACTCCCCGGGCGCAATGGGTGTGTCATCACCCTTGACGCGCATGCCGCGTGCTTTCAGCCCGCCCGGCAAGTTGCTCAGCGTGCCCGCATCCACCAACTGCCGAATGAGAGAAGTGCCAGCGCGGGCGTAGCCCCCAATGATGTGAATAAGACCCATGCCATACGCGCCGAAGCCCGGGATGTAGTCATACTGCACCAAGTGCTGACGCTTCTGATGAGTCTCATCATCCTCCTCCCAGTTACGGTAGATGGCCAACACATTGTTCGTGCCCTTGTCGATGGTGATGATGTAAGGCAGCGCAACCCCATCCTCCGACTCATGCCCGGGCAGGTCAAACTCAACCTGCACCTCATACAACTGATAGCGGTCATCATCCGACAGTGTGTAACCTTGCTCGTCGGCTTTCTTCTTCTCCACATCCGTGAAGTTCATCACCGGCTCGCCCAACTCCACCTCTTGGTAAAAGCCCGCCACTTGCAGCTTCTTCAAGTCATTCTTTGTTTTACGCATGATGTGCGTAACCCGCTCGGCACTGCGCGCACCGCTCGACCCGTAGGGAATAATCACATCTTCAGCAGGCACGAAAATGGCCGTCTGCCGACCTAAGCCCGGGTCCTTGTACACCTTCTTAAACGCCGCGCCCGCTAACCCGAGGTTGAACAACATCCGCTCATGTTCAGGCCGGTACTCCGGCATCTCCTCAGTCAACCGGTAGTTCATATCATCCCGAACCCGCTCAGCCGCTTCCTCCTTCAGCCGGTCGATCGCTCCAATAATCTCCGTCTTGACCGGGCCCGCTGCCGGAAACGTCTCAGTGATAGTCTCGCTCTGGAACCGGATGGCCGCTTCAGTGAGCACAGTAGAGAACACCCCACACGCTCCATTCCACGGCTCAGTACGTTCTTCGTACTTCATCCCCAGCACATCCAAGCCCTTGACGTAAGTATCCGTCCAGTCCTTGCGCGACTGAATGTCCGCATCGACCAACTCCATCAAGTCGCCAGCGATCTTCATCAACTCGCTGTCGTCCATGTCCTCGGCCAGATTCTTGTTGAACTCGCCGCTCTTTTCTTTCTCTGGCTCCAGCGTAATCTCAACTGACCCGTCACTCATCGTGACCGAGTCCGGATTCTCGATCTCAATCTCTAGGTCCGGCTCCATTAAGTCATCCATACTACCTAGCCCCAGCGGAGCCGCGTACATACCCTTATCCATCAAACCTGTGGCCATATATATCCTTAGTAATACACCGCGTTACGGCGTCTAAAAACTTTTTCCTCATCCGGAGCATCACTAGGCAGTCGCAGAAACTGTCCTTGCCGAAACCGCATCAGGGCCAGAGTTGTAGCGTCAACCAAGTCGTCATGCTGGCCGGACGGAAATTCTGCAATCTCATCTACTAATTCTTCAGCCCACCGGGTTCTAGGTATCCATACCTTGCCCGAGGCAATTATGTCTGATACCGAATTGAGGCGGGCGATTTTGTCCTGACCTCTACTCGGTGTGTAGTCCTGCACGGGGATACCCATGGACCGCAACTCATACACCAACGGCGCACCCGTCGCCTTCTTCTCAATCAGCACCCCGTCCGGCTCCCACTCGTTGTACTGCTCTAGCACGTCGCGTTTCAGCTCGACCCACTCGACCCGCTTCTTGTACACATTCAACAAGATAATATTCGGCTGGGTCTCGTCCTCATCCAGATAGAAAATCCCCCAAGTCGTGCCCGCTGAATAGTCCGCACGATTATTTTTCTCGAACGCGGTGTCCCAAGTCTGCAATATGTAGCTACAGCTAGGCGGAGTTTCTTTCTCCCACCACTTCCACCAGTCCCGCTTCACAATAGCTGACTCGTTACCTACAGGATTCTGTTGATACTGTGCTTGCCACTTACTGTTAGGCAGCTCAACGCGCAACGCCTCTAGCTCCTCCAGCGACCAGAACTCCGGCCATAAGGGTTTACCCGAGGGCATGATGGCGGGAAACTCAATCACTTCCCACTGCTCTCCTCCCCTGCCCGCGGCTGCTTTGAGCACCTGCCCGGTCAAATCTCGCTGCGCCCACCGCGTCATCACAATAATAATTGCCCCGCCCGGCTGGAGACGCTGGCGAGGCCCGGATGTGTACCACTCCGTGACCTTATCGAACACGTCCGGGTTGGTTGCAGCGAGTGCAGCCTCCTGTTCCGAGTGTGGGTCATCAATAATTAGCAGGTTTGCACCCTTCCCGGTGACCGTACCACCCACACCAATAGCAAAATAGTCGCCGCCCTTGCTGGTATTCCACCGTCCAGCGGCTTTGGAGTCCTGTTGCAGGTGCAACTCAGGAAAAATATCCTTGTAGATGTCCGAATCGACCAGATTTCGCACTTTTCGACCAAATCCGACCGCCAATTCACCCGTATTTGAGCTCTGGATCACTTTTTTATTAGGATATTTACCTAGAAACCACGCTGGCAGCAGGTAACTAGCAAATTCTGACTTGGTATGGCGGGGTGGCATGTTGATAATCAACCGTTTGCACTCCCCTTTCACAACCCGCTCGAACGCGTTGGCCATAATCTTGTGGTGCCGCCCGGAAATGAACTCCGGCCACACCTTATTAACGAACCCGATGAACGTAGTCTGGGACTTTTCCTTCTCAAGAAGCTGCCAGCGTTTCTCCAAGTCCTGCAAAATCTGAAACTTGCTCGCCTCGGGTAGCTTATGCAGCTGCGAAAGCAGCGCCTTGAACTCCGGGTCCAAGTTTTCTATTTCACGCGTCTGCATCGTCGGCTTTCTCTGCGTCGCCTGCTTCTTCTACTTCCTCTATTTCTTCAGCAATCCCAATAGTCCGGATAGGGGTTAACCCTAGCTCCTCGTCGATGTCCATGCCCAGCGGAGTTACGTCGACCGCATGCAGGCGCATCATCTTTCTGATCTTGTCCTTGATGGCCTCGTCGATGTCGGCAACATTGTTGTAGGTCACGGTTATCTCGGTCTTGTCCGAGAACAGCCCGACGTCGGAAATCTTGCCCAGCATCTCCGTCGCCTTAATCTCTATCCGCGGGTCTCCACAGCCCGCTAAGTCCAACAACTTGTTGGTCACCACTTGACGTAGTTCCGCTGCGTCTGCAACGAACGGATTGTTGTACTCCCGAAGCATGGTGCCAATCCGTTCGGCCACGGATGGGCGCTGGAGGGCTATTGGGTTCTTCTCAATCTTCGGTTTGGGTGGACGCCCGGGGCCCCGTTTGGGTTTGTCGGGAGCCATCGCTTCTTCGTACTGCTGCTCCGCCAGCTTGGCGAAGTCCGCAAACACGGCGTCGGCCTCGACTTGGGCGTCGGGCTCTTCTTCAAACACCGCGCCCATTCCTTTAAGGACGGCGGCGGTATTGGACGCAATCTGCATGTTCTCACGCAGAGTGGGCGCTTCTTCGTCTTCCATACTTGTCGGGTACGGAACAGTTTGTTCAGGTGTTATATGCAACATCATGGAGGAAAGGGTGCACTCCAGAAAAATATATGAGCAGTATACACATATAGAACCCTACGGCAAAGGGGGGCCCAATTTTTTAGAAGGGGGGTGGGGTCTGCCGGGGTACCTTTTTTGATGCCGGGGGGTGTTTTTAAATTTTGCTCTTCGGGTGCGCGAAACACTGTGTACGTCCTGGGACCCTTTCCGGAGAGAGATTTTGGGGGGTGGGTATACCGTACCGGCGCGGGTTGACGGCGATTTTTTGTGAGCGTCACCGGCGCGGGTTGAAAGCGATTTTTTTTTCTAGGGCATAGGTCGATGCGGGCATGGCTCAGCCCTGCTCAGCCTAGCGTCTCATGGATGTGGAGAATCACCCCGAATCCTGTGGGTTTGATATAGTTACTACATGGACAGCGAGATTGGCTGGCCATTGGGAATCGTCGTCATGTTGACGATTGTTCCTAGGGCGATATTGCCCGGCTCTTACATTGGAGATTAAATCATGGCGAAAGCTACTGTTACTGCTCAGGCCCTGCCAGAGCAAACCCTCGTTGCGTCCGCTGTTGCGGTCGTCGTGCCAATGATTGGCGATCGTCCTGCTGCGGAGTTGCAGGAAACAATCTTCTGCATCGGAGAGCAAACCTTCGATGCTGAGGGATTGATGGCGCGCGGCAAAGCGGCGCTCGATGTGCTCGATGCTAACCTGCACGATATCGTGAAGGGTTTGGTGTTCACGGAGTTTGGTCTGGTGCGCGACTACTTCAAGGCGGGCATTGTCGACAAGGGGCGCACCGAGGACGCGGCGCAGAAAGTCTGGGAGAGGTCTATCAACCGCGTGGTGTCCACCTTCGATTTCGTTAAGCCGAAGTCCGAAGCAAAGGATGCTGTTCGGAAGTCCGAGGCGAAAGCTAAGGCGATTGCGGCCATGGCCGAGTTGACTGACTTCGAGTTAGAGCACCAAAAAGCCGAGTTGTTGATCAAGGGCGACAAAAAGTCGGTGGCGCAAGCGCAGAAAGTGATCTCGGAGATCGAGAGGCGTAATGCTACAGAGTTGGACGCGGCGAAGGCGCAGCGCAAAGCCATTGTGGATAAGTTGATTGCGCGGGTCAAAGAGTTGGCAAAGGCTGGCACCGAGGATGCTGACACGCTGCTAATGAATGCGTTGCTGTCGTTAGGCTAACCCTCTGCGGAATGGTCGACATGGTGTCGACTGTTCCGTTTTCTTTTCTCTGTTATAGGATGTTTACCATGGAAAATTATTTTGGTCAGTTGTCGTTTATCTTGTTCGTTAGCATGGGTGAGGGCCGCACCAAAAAAGTGCGGTTGCACACTGTGTGGTGCGAGCATGGCGAAGCCCATGCGCTTTTCGCGGAGTTTCGTATGCGGAACTGTTGGTTGCCCGCGGACGAACTTTGCGCGACCTTTGTTTTTCAGACTGCGGTTGAGTAACCCCGGGGGCCTTCGGGCCCCATTTTTTTCGCCCGCGCTGCCCGCTGAGTTCGCTCGGCTGGCGGCGCGGGCGGTGCTATGCCAGTTCTTCGTCCGAGCAACGGGGCAGTCCCAGTAAGCTAGCAACGGTGCGGGGCGGGCAAAGCAAAGCATCGCCCGCT